TTGGCACAAGTATTGACGCTCGACTAAAGTCTGCGGTTATCCACATTTTAAATCGATCTTCAATAGTGTATGGTGAAGGTGTCCCCTAATCTAATGGAGCCTCCCCAAGATGCCCTTACACCTTGAGTATTTAAATACAACGACGATTAAGCCTTACAAGCAGAACCCACGGATTCACCAGCGTAAACAAATTGCGCAAATTGCCCAGTCGATTCAAACCTTTGCGTTTAACAACCCTATTCTTATTGACGAAAAGAATGAAATCATCGCAGGTCACGGCAGGTGGCTGGCCGCTCAAGAGCTTGGCTTGAGTGAGGTACCTGTTATCCAATTATTACATTTGAGTGAAGCCCAGAAAAAAGCCTATCGAATTGCAGACAACAAACTCACGGAAAACGGTCAGTGGGACGTTGACTTATTGAAGCTCGAGTTCTTGGATCTAGAAGCCTTGGATCTAGAGTTTAACTTGGAAATTACAGGTTTTGACATCGCCGACATTGACTTGATTCTGGATGAACAGCTCGCAGACAAAAACACCCCGTTAGATGAACAAGCCAATGCCGTCCCTTTTGTACCCGAGCATGAAATTGTCACAACCCTAGGCGACACATGGCTTTTAGGTAAGCATAAAATCATCTGCGGCGATGCCTTAGTACCCGAAACGTATCAAGCTTTATGCCAAGACAAAAAAGCGAGTATGGTCTTTACCGACCCACCCTACAACGTCAAGGTGGAGGGGCATATTGGCGGCTTAGGGAAAGTCAAGCATAAGGAATTTCAAATGGCATCAGGGGAAATGTCTTCCGCTGAATTTCAACACTTTTTACAGAAAAACTTCACGCTCTTAAAGGCTTTTTCAAAGAATGGATCGCTCCACTATATTTGCATGGACTGGCGACATATTAAGGAGATCATCGAAGCTGGCACTGCTGTGTATGACGACTTTAAAAACCTCTGCGTGTGGAATAAGGACAACGGAGGCATGGGATCGCTCTATCGTTCCAAGCATGAACTCGTCTTTGTCTTCAAGCACGGCAACCGCTCGCATCACAACAATGTAGAACTCGGTTCACACGGACGCTACCGAACCAATGTGTGGGATTACCCAGGGGTCAACTCCTTTGGCGGAAATAAAGACCAGCTCAAGATGCACCCCACCGTCAAACCGGTTGAAATGGTCAAAGATGCCATTTTAGATGTGTCCGCTCGGGGTGAAATCATACTCGATGCGTTTTTAGGCTCAGGGACAACGTTAATCGCCGCAGAACAATGCGGACGGATTTGTTACGGCATCGAGCTAGAACCCCTCTATGTCGATACCACGATTCGTCGTTGGCAGGACATTAGCGGGCAATCCGCTATTCACCAAGCGACAGGCAAAACATACCGAGAATTGCTGGAGGACAAAATCAATGCCTAAGGACTACGACATCGGCTACGGGAAACCTCCTGAAGAGAATCGATTTAAACAGGGGAAATCAGGGAATCCGCAGGGGCGTCCCAAAGGGAGTAAAAATACCTACAAATTGCTCAATGACATTCTCAACCAAAAAATCGTCGTCTCAGAAGGCGATGAAAAAATCAAAATATCTAAGAAAGTGGCAATGCTCACACAACTGGTCAATAAAGGCGTAAAAGGCGATATAAAAGCCATTTCAGCCTTACTCCCTCACCTCTTAATCGCCGATTTGAAAGAAGAAGAGCGTCATCAGATACGAGAACTTTTAAATCAGGACGATCAATTGATTATTACCAACTATCTTTCTCGGTATCATGGAACTGCTGAGGACGAAACCCATGAGTAAAGCCATTTTAAATGCGATCTTACGAAGCGACTTCACGGCCTTTGTCCAAAAAGTCTTTCTTGAAGTCTCCCCCAACGCTCAATATCTTGGCAACTGGCATATCGATTTAATTTGCCATGAACTCGAAGCCATGTTGGCAGGTCAAAACCCTCGGCTCATTGTCAATATACCCCCACGCTACATGAAGTCCATTATTTGTTCCATTGCGTTTCCTGCCTATATTTTAGGGAAGAATCCGAAAGCAACGATTATCACCGTCAGTTATAACGAAGACTTGTCTCAGAAGTTGGCGTTAGATTGTAAACGGGTCATGGAAAGTCAGTGGTATCGGGATATTTTTCCGCATAGTCGACTGTCCAAAAACAAAAAAGCCATTGCGGATTTTGAAACCAGCCGTGGAGGCGGTCGTTTTTCAACTTCTGTGAATGGTACCTTAACCGGTCGGGGAGCGGATTACCTCATTATAGATGACCCGATTAAACCCGACGATGCCCTATCCGATCTCCTTAGAAAAAAGACGAATGATTGGTATGGCAGTACCCTCTATTCAAGGCTCAACAACAAGAACGACGGAAAAATCATGGTGATTATGCAACGCTTGCACGACGAGGATTTCACAGGCTACTTGCTTCAAAGCGACAAAACCTTTAAGCACTTAAAAATACCCGCCATTGCCGAAACCGATGAAACATGGTCATTCAAGCATAAAACAGTGACTCGTCAAAGGGGTGAAGCCCTACACCCTGAACGAGAGTCCGTTTTGAAGCTTATGGAAGCCAAAAAGCAAATGGGAGAATACCATTTTTCAGGTCAGTACCAACAAAACCCCGCTCCACGAGACGGCGGGATTATTAAGAAAAAATGGTTTAAATACTATGATCCGAACGCCCTGTTTAAAGCCATCGCTGAGAAAGAAATCAGAATAAAATCTATTTTTCAGTCGTGGGATACCGCCAGTAAAATAGAACAATATAACGATTATTCCGTGTGTTTGACAGTATTAAGAGACAGCAAGGGGGTGCATTATATTTTAGACGCTTACCGAGAGAAACTAGAGTTCCCTCAACTCGTCAATCAAGTCATTCAACGCTATAAATCGGCAGAAACGACCTATGGTCGACAAATAGACGTCTTGATTGAAGATAAGAACTCAGGCATCCAACTCATTCAAACCTTAAAAACCCAACATTTTATTAAGGCAAAAGCCGTTAAACCTGAACAAGATAAACGCACCCGACTCATGGCGGTATCTCATTTGATTGAAAACGGAAGCTGTCTATTCCCCAATAACGACCCCCACTGGCTTCTTGAGTTTGAGTCTGAACTGCTCCGATTTCCCAATGGTAAATATGACGATCAATGCGATGCCTTAAGCCAAGTGTTGGTGCAACCAAATACCTATTCGGTCTTTGATGCGTATCGTGATTAAGTTGGTTTATACAAACTTCATTTCGCTAATTTTGTATAAAAACCCTTGATACTTGCCCCCTTTCAAGTGATGAATAGAGCATGAAAAAAACATCGCTCGATTTACCCAACACCCTAGAAGCCCTCAATGCCTTGGAAGCCGATGCCTTCAAGCGCTTATGGCAACGCTATTTTAAAATCCCCCCTAAGCACCTAAAAAGTGCAATGCTCAAACCCTTGTGGTATGAAATCCAGTGTGAACGTCAAACGCTGAAACTCCCTCAAAAAGTCATCACCAAATTAAACCGCTATTCAAAAGATGTTAAACACAAGGTCACACGGGCGTGTAAAGTCAAGTACACGCTGTCCACAGGCACCGACCTCATTAAGGTGTTCAAAAATAAAGAATACAAAGTGAGCGTCATCGGGGATAATCAGTTTTTGTACAATCAGCTGACCTACAATAGCCTTTCTGCAGTGGCAAAAGTCATTTGCGGTCATAAAGTTTCAGGCAATGATTTCTTTGGCTTAAACAACAAAAAGGTGCGTTATGAAAATCAATAACTGTGCGATTTATATTCGAAAATCCAGTGAAAAAGGCTTGGAACAAGATTTCAACTCCCTCCATAATCAAGAAGAGGCCTGTAAAGCCTATATTTTATCGCAGGCGTATAACGGCTGGCAGTATTACAACACCTATGAAGATGGAGGACTCTCAGGCGGGAGTATGAAGCGTCCTGCCTTACAAGCCCTCTTAAAGGATATGGAAAACGGAGTCATTCAAACCGTGGTCGTTTATAAGGTCGATCGATTGTCTCGTTCCATTATCGATTTTTACAACATGATGCAAACCTTTGACAAGCATGATTGCAGTTTCGTGTCGATCACGCAATCCTTTGACACCTCTAACTCAATGGGCAAGCTGACCTTGAATATGTTGCTGTCCTTTGCACAATTTGAACGAGAGGTGTCGTCTGAACGCATTCGAGATAAAATGCAAGCCAG